GTTGCAACACCATTAGCAATAGACCAATTTGCATCTTTATTCCAATCACTATCTGTCGCAAAATCACCATTTGTAACTAACTCACTTCCTTCTTGTGAAAAGTTTCCGTTTAATACTTCTTCTGTACCTATCTGTGAAAAGTTACCATTTGAAACTAACTCTGAACTGATTATCTGTACATTCTCAACTAAACCTTGTGCATTAACTCGGGTGGCAGCAGAATTTCTTTGAAAGTCAAAATCTCCATTTCCACTCTCTGGCTTTATACTTAACATACTTCCATTGTCGTATGCAGTTGGTGTAAGTAATATTGATGCTTTATCTAATAAATTATCTGCCATCCTATTCTATATTTTCAATTGTGGTTAATATTGCAGTTGTACAAGTTACATTCTCATAATAAGATGCTCTGCTTTCTAAAGTAACTAATAAAGCAGGAATAGCACTAGGAAAAGCAAAACGATAATAAATACTTCCCCATCCAATTTCCATAGGACTTCCCCACCAACTTGTACTATAAATTTCGTTTGCCATTTTTTAGTTTTTTATTTTTTTTTAAAAAGACTTTTAACTTTTCAATATTTTTTTTCTTAGGTTTATACGTCATAAAACCCACCCGTTAAATGTTGAGTCATAACTAGGATAAATATCATCATTCGTGTTACTTGTATATTCAGGATATATTGCCTGATTAAAACTCATAAAATCAATAAATCTTCTAGAATACCATTCAGCATTTGTTCTTGCTTTTTCTACTAAAAAATCTATTTCGTTTTTATCTACTGAAACTGAATTTTCTGATGTATGTTTAAATACCCCACCTTGTTTTACCTGATATGCAGCAAATGGATAGTAATTAGCCTGTGAATACCAAATTAACATTGGTACAATATAGTCATTTAAAATTGTTTTCCATCTTGCATTAGCAGGATCATCTATATTTGGAATTGCAGTAGCTAAACCATTATACAAATCTGTTCCCATTATTTGCTGAACGTCTATTTCCTGTGCTATCTTGACAAATTGTATGAACTTGTCAGTCGAAATATTCCCATCCATTATGGAATTTCTAACAAGGTCTGTTCTATTTATGAATAATTGTGTAGCCATCTATCTTCTTTTATTTGTTGGTAAAAATCCCTCGTTAGGCATATCAATAGGTCGCTTTGCAACTAACTCACTATTCTTTTCAGGTTTAAATCCTGCCTTTCTAGCTTGGTTTACACTAATTGTAGGTGCAAGTGGGCTATTAATATCAATACTTCCTTTTCCTTTCTTCATATACGTTTTACGCATCCAAAAATGATGGCAATTACCTCCACCCTTGTATAACCAAATGGAATATGTATCTGCACCTCGTGGCCCCCATCCTGCATTTACTGCTTGTTTGCTCATCATTTCAATATCTTCTTTTCGATATATCTTTTTAGCTACTACCATTTTCTGACAAAAATCTCTAGTAACATTTTTTCCGTCTTTGTTAAAGGTATCTTTCAAAGGTGCATATTGATAACGTACTTTAAATTGTGTACCATCTACGTTTTCATCTTGACTACTTTTTGCATTTGGCCTAGCAGTTCCTGTTGATACAAATTCCCATAGTTTAGAAAGTAGGCTTTTTCCTTTTGTGTTTAGTTGATCTATTTGATAATCCAAAGCATCTTCTGCTTCATAATCAACTTTTCTTTCATCAATTAATTCCCATTCAGTTAAATCTTCATCTTCTCCAAAAGATTCTAAAGTAACTTCTTCTAACTTTACACAATTTGGTACTTGCTTTCCATCTTTGTCTTTCATACCCCTTTGCTCATAACCATCCCAACAAGGTGCTTTAAGTTCTTCGTGGCTTACGCAAGGCATAAAATATGTAACACCCTCAACTTCGTGTTCGTGATATCCACCACAACCCATTTCATCTGCCACCTTTTCTGCTTCTTCTTTAGTTTCATAAGCCTGTTTTCCATCTATCTTTTTAAAGCTAAACTTCTGCATTTCAACTCCTGTTTCTTCTTCAATAGTTTCCTTATCTTGAATAGATTGATCTACTTCTGTAAATTCTAAAGGTTGTAAGGTTGTAAAGTATAGATTTAAGCTAATATCATTGTAAGATAGTATCTTATCAAAGGAATCTATTAAAAGTTCCTGAAATGGTCTTATAACCGTGTTATCCATTAATAAACTAGCTGTCTTTATTTCATCTGCATTGTTTCCTAGACCTGATTGGTCTTTTATACCTAATAACATAGGTGAAACAATTCTGTGAGCAACCATTATTTTTTTAGTTGATTCTTCAGAAAGGAATTGATATTGGTTATGTGCATCAGATAACTGCACAGGGGTTATTTCTGCTTGACTTTCTTTATTATCATTAAATGCTAGAATGAATTTCCCTGCATTGCTAGATCCTGAAAACTTTTCAGCAATCTTATTTTCTATTAATTGTCTTTCCTGTTGGTTTGGTGTTCCGTTGTTAAAGTTGATTAACATACTAGGGCTGAGTCCGTTAAGGATATTGTTCAAGTGATAATTACTTACTTCTTCCTCCAATTCTGCGTATTGTAATCCACCTTGATAATCCACAGGTGAATAGTAATAAAATCCTGCTTTGTAAGGTTGTATGTATAATATCTCAATATTTTCATTTGACATACCAAATGCAGGTATTCTCAAAGGAACATCATTTCTTTTTATGTTTGCCCAATCTTTAAAATAATAATAAGCAGGAACATCACCATCTTCATTACATTTTTCTGCCCTTAAAGTTTCGATAGGTAAGTGTTCTAATTGTGCAATAGTTTTTCTATCCTTAGAATAAATAATTTGAACTGCACATTGTCCCATCAATTTAAGATCATAGCATAATTTTCTAACTACATCTTTTTTAAATAATGAAACCATTTGAGCATACTCATTTGGCTTTTGATTTGAATTAGTAGCATTTAATCCTTTTCCGTAAATAGCTTGACTGATTCCATTTATAGCGGCATTATTCGTTGGACTACCATTATATCTATCAATTAAATACTGAAAATAGTTATTATCAGCACCATATTCAATATAGTCTTTTCCTGATACTTCTTTAATTATAGGGCTTGTATAAGTGCTTAAATTCACAAAACCAAACTCTGATGTTTTTGATTTTTTTATAAACTGCCCTTTATTATTTCTTAATCTTGTTTTCATATTACTAAATAAGTATTATCATAACCATTATAATCTAAATATTCATTTGAATTTAAATTATAGTAATCATTATTTGATTGGTCAATATCTTGGTCTGTGCAGAAAATTCTATCTTTATAAATAACTTCTCCGTTGCTAATAAGTTTTAAATCGTAAAAATGATTCTCAACTAATATAGGATCAAAGATATTATTAAAATTTAAGTAATTGCCTGAATTTACTGCATTAGTAATACTATAAGTTTTTTCTACATTTGTGCTATCATCCCTTACTGATAAAGTAAAAGTTGATTCATAACTTCTTGGTATAACTGATAGAGATTGAGCAGTTGCTGATGTTGTTAGTATAATCATTATTAATATAACGTAAAAAAATAAGTTATTTGTAAAATGATTAAAGCAAAAAAAAAGCACCCTGTTAAGGATGCTCTAATTTTAACTAAATAATATAATTATGCAGTTGGGTCAATTTGTGTTGCATCAGCACTTACTGCTGCATCTAAGAAATAAGGTGCAGTTTCTTCTAAGCCCTCAAAACTTAAAGTAAAGCCGCTTAAATCTCCCGCAGCCGCTCCTGTGACTACAGTTCCGCCTGTGCATTCCATTCCATTTTCAAATCCACATAGGAAGTTGTTTCCGTAATAGTCTACAACTACGATATAAGGTCTAGAAACTGCAAGTGTTTGCAATTCTGCCTGAGTCTTAGCATCTAAATATGTTAAAGTTAGGTTTAAAGTCTGAGTATAAAAAGTAGTTCCATTTTCTCTACTACTTGTTACAGTAGTTTCTAAACTAGAATTTCCTTTTACATCATATTCAAACCAACTTGGTGCAGGGCTACCATCTGTGATAGTTGCTTCCTTAGTTGTGCTATCTACTGCTATCGAAGCTATTGTTCCATAGTCTGCAAATAATACTTTCTTTATGCCTCCAAAGGCACTTTTACAAGGTATTTTTCTCCCTGTTGTTAATGTACAAGCCATTGTTTTTTATGATTTTAAAAAAAAAGGGTAAGTAGATAAATTCTACCTACCCTATTTTATTGGTTAATTAATTAATTATGCGTAAGATACGATATCAGAAGCGATTCCGAATTGTACCCCTGAAGTAAAACGCATTACCATTCTAACATTGTTAGATGCATCCAAATCTGCCATATCTAAAACCTTAACTTCTTGAGTTGAGTTTAGTAATCCTGTACCAAAGTATAGGTTGCTTTTCTGTGCAGCATACATTTTGTCATCAGATAATCCAGGTGATACAAATATCTTAACTCCGTTTACAGTTAAAGACCCATTGTTCCACCATTGAGTACCCATATTCTGTACACCATTTGCTCCAAGTCCGTTAGCACCAAATCCGCCTAATGCTTGAACATAAAGTTTTGCAGCCTTAGATGAAATGTATAAGAATAAATCTTCTTTTCCATATAATGCAGCAGGAATAGCTTCAACAACGTCAGATAATTTCTCTACGATGTTAGCAGCAGTTAATGCAACAGATGTTAAAGCCTGACCTGCAGGTACATCTCCAGCAGTTACAGCAGCAGCGATTAATTTTTCAAATCCATCAAATGAATTTTTAGATGCAGCAGCAGTATCTCCTTGCCAAATATTAAATTCAGTATTTTGAGCAACTTCTGAAGCAACGTGAGCAATCATAAAGTCTGCAAATTTTGGAGGTAAAGACTGACCTAAACCATATCCCATTTGCTGAGATTCCCAATCGTTTACGAAGTCATACTTACAAAGTTGTAAATTTACTTGTAATTCAGTTGGTTGTAAAATTCTTTCAGTTAATGTTACAGTTGATGTTGGGTTAAAATCACATCCTGCAGCAGTTACGATTGCATCTGTTGCTAATTTCTTGATTACTTCTTTAAAAGCAATGTTTGATTTTACTGTGATTCCTCCATCGTCAATAGTTGATGCACTCAATAAAGCTGCAGCAATGTACTCCCCTGCAAATTGTCCTGCATAAGTAGTAGTGATGTTTGTTGTAGTAGCTAATTCTACGTTTTTTAAATTACTCATTGTATTTTATTTATTTAATTTATTTAATACTCTATCTAATGTTGATGTAAATTTACCTTTAGCAAATTCTACTTTTTTAATTTGTTTACTTTCAGATTCAGGATTGTGTTTAATTGGCTTTGAAGCAGGCTCTGATAATTCAGTTTTAACTTCTTCAGGAATTTCTTCTGAAAATTCTTCTTTTACAGTTCTTGATTTTAAAGGTGCTTGTACTTCATTTGACATTTCTTCTTCTTGCATTTTGCTTTCCTTGTCAGCCTTTAAATCTGCAATCGCATCTTCTAGGTTTTGGATTCTTTTTTCCATCCCCTCCCAATCTGCAACATCTGCCATTTCTTCTTCTTTTTTTTCTTCTTCTTCAGCTAAATCTTCAGTAATTTCTTCTTCTTCTGATGCTTCTTCTTTTGCAGGTACTTCGTCAGATACTTCCCTAACATCTGCAATAGTTCCTTCTTCTTCAACTACAACTAATCTTCCATCTTCAAGTAAATATTCTCCGACTGGCATTGCTACCTTTTCATCATCTGTTACTATAAAGATTTCTTTTCCTTTCTCAAATGATTCTGCACTTACTATTGTGCCATTCTCTAACTTGGTTTCTTCAAGTTTAACTTCAATATTTAGAAGTGTTTTAATTTGATTTAACATTTCGGTTGATTTCATATTATTTATATAACGATTATTAATTTAAATTTTGCATTTTCAGTTTGATCCTGTAATATTTCCTATACCTTGTGCACCAATAGACCCATCACAACAACTTCTTGAATATGTATTGGTATCCCAACATAAACAAGCACGTGAACTTCCCTTAGGGCTTGTTCTACTGCCTATGTATATGCCTTTGTTTTTTGGTCTGTTTCTATTCATTATTTAAGATTTCAATTATTTTCAGTAAGGTCTGTTTATCACTTTCACTTGACATATCTTCTTTAACCTTTTCTTTAGGTGCTTCCATTTTGTCTGCAAAATAACCCTCAATAGAAAAACCCTTAACTTTATTTGTTCTAACATATTCATTCCAAACTTCTTCATTATTAACTTTTACTGCTCCCATCCAAGTTCCAACAGGCACATTCAATCCGTACTTTCTAGACTTGTCTTGTACCTCATCTTCAACTATCCAACTTTCTACTAAGGTCAAACCTTTTAAGTCTTTAGAGTGTTCTAGGGTAGAATTATTTTGTCTGCCATTTCTTAAATACATTTGTGATGCTTTAGAAATAGTATCTTTAGAAAAAAATATGTAATAATCCCCTTGTTCTCCTTTTCTATAAATTGGTTTATTAGGTATTAATAAAGCACCTAACAAAATTCTTTTTTCTTTGTCTATTTCTGCTAACTTAACTTCCTCACCTTTTAAGGCTACAAAGTCAGATTCAATAGCAGGACTTTCTACGATTGAAATTGCTTCAATACCGCTTTCTTCTTGTTCCTCGTCTAATATTAATTCAACTATTCTCATAATGTTATAACGTATTAAATTTTAAATTTTGCTTTTTTAACCTATTGAAGCATCATCAATAATATTTCTATCTAATTCTTGTGCAGTTGTTACCTCACTAGAAACTACATAAGCCTGAACTGGTTGTTGAGTTTGACCACCTATTGCATCTGCTAATTGATTTGTTCCACTTGCACCTACTACATTAAATGCAGGAGGTATTGATGGAGTTGGTGGTATTCCTGACGGTCTTTGTGGAGATGCTGAAGCACCTTTTCCTGATGGATCTTGTTTTTTAATTGTTGCAATATTCTTAACTGCAACTGCTGCTGCTAATCCTGCTGAAACAATAGGGTATGCAGGGAATACTGTTGTTATAGGAGATTTTTGTGCAGTACTATAAGCATTTTGAACACCCTCTACTCCACTAATTGTAGCACTAGCAATAGCAAATGCTTTTCCTACTTTAGAATCTTCGCCTGCTAATTGCGCAATTTGATTAAAAGTATTTTTAGCATCTGACAAAGTTTGTTTTGTTCTTATTTCTTTTAACCTTTTTTGCTTTTCCTCGTTTTTATCTTTTGCATCTGTAATTTTACCATCATAAAAAGCTATGATATTTGCCTTTTCTTCTTCTGTTGCTTTTAACCTTTCAAGTTCTGCAATCTTTCTTTCTTTCTCTAATTCAATTTTTTGTATTTCAGTTTGTGCTTTTTCGTTTTCTTTTTGAATTTCTAAATCTTTGTTTATTTTATCAATAGCACTTTGCCTATCTGCTTCTACTTTTTCTGCTTCTTGTTTTTGTAAGGCTGCTGCATCCCTAATTGCTTTTAATTCTGCTTCTTCTTCCCTTTTTGCTGCTACTATTTGGCTTGTTACTAGCTTTTGTTTTGTTAATCTAGCTGCTTCTAAATTAATTAAATTAGCTTTTAATTGTGCTTCTTCTTCTAAGTCTTCCTTTGTAGATTTTGATAAAGCATTTTCTGATGTCTTAGCCTCAAGCCTTAATCTAGCTGCTTCAATTTCTTTATTTGTTATTTCTTCCTCTAATGCTCCTGCTTCCTTTAAAAATTCAATTCTTTCTTTAGCAGTAAACTTTTCTTTATTAGCTGCCTTTTCTAATAACTCTGCTCGTTTTCTGTTTGCTTCTGCTCTATCTACAATATTTTTTCTTTCTATCTTATCTGCCTTTGCCCTTTGGTCTGCTATTTGACCTGCAATAACTGCTTCTTCTTTTAATTCTTTTACAAAACCCTTAGTAGCATCTGAAACTTTGTCTATTGTATTTTTAACCCCTGTTAAACTATCTACGTAACTACTTCCTGCTGACTTTGCATCTTCTAAAGCACCTTTAAAATCTCCACTAAATACTTTTTTTATTGCCTTTCCTAAAAAACCAAAAGTATCAATAAGACTTTCAATCCTATTAGTTATATTTTCTTTGATTGAATTTTTTAAATCAATTATAGCTTGTTTAGGATTTTCAAAAGCTGCAATAATACCCTCGCCTAAGTCTGCCAATAAATCAACTAGGTTTCCTACAACTGAGCCAATTATACCCAATAATTTTGCATACTTGTTTTGACCTTCTTCTGATGATTTAAACGCAGTTGTTACTGCAGTTATAGCAATCAATAATGCACCTATTCCTGTTCCTATTATAGCAACCTTTAAAAGATTCATTCCTTTAGTTGCACCACCTAAGCCTCCTTTAAGGTTTTTTAAACCTGATACTAAACCTCCTGTTTGCTTATCCACTAAACCTAAAGCACCACTATAATCTGCAGCATTTTCTGTTGCTTCCTTTAGTTCTTCATTTGCTTTTTTTCTGTCTTTATTTAAATCTTTTAAAGCAATCTTTTCATCTTTTAAGGCTTCCTTTTTTTCCTTTAAAGCATCCTTTATTTTCTTCTGTGCAGCTAAGTCTGTTTTAGATGTTTTATCTAACTGCTTTTCATATTGGCGAATTTCTTTTTCAAGGTCATCAATTAAACTTTCTTGTAGCTTTAATGATTGATTTAATTCATCAACGTTTGCTTGTGCATCTTTAGTTGATAGCTTTAAAGTATATTCTTTTTCTATTGCCATTTGATAGTATTTTTAAGATGTTTTAATCCTGACTTTAAGTTTTTAGGCAAAGCATTTTTACCTTGTGCAATTCTTATATTTTCCGTTTGTCCTTTTGCTATCTGCAATAAGTCTATAATATTTTTTATCATTATGGTAGTGTATTAACTGTTAATATTCCAGATACAGGAGATTGATTCAGAAATATATCATAGGCAATTACTGTAATATCATACGAGGTTGCAGGGCTTAATCCTGTAATGGTATCTGAATAGGTTGTTTGTAGAGGTTG